CGCGCTTCAGAAAGCGCCTCAGTGACGTATAGCGCCATGCTGTCGTTCGACACCCTGAACGGGGCGCGCTCGTCTTGTATGATCGCCCTAGCTGCCAGAATCACTTGTCCAACGGTACGCGCCATCTCATCCCCCTAAAGGAAGTAGCCCGCCATACGGCGGGCTACCAATTCCACCCTATTAGGTGGGCGCACCAGCCGCCGCATCCGGCTTGGCGTACAGTTGGCAATACGCGGTCGAGTCAATGACCCGTCGCCCATAAACCTGAAGACCACGCATCAGGTCGCCGAAGGTACGCTCGGAGCGCATCACTTCCATCTCGGTCATCTGAGACGCAAAGGTGAGCGCGTTCTTATGACCGGCGTAGATGTAAGTCGCCCCATCGGCGTCGTTGCCACCCGCGCCATCCGTAGCCGAGGTCGGCAGCAGGTTGGACCCATAGATGGTGAAGCGGTCAATCATGCCGAGGCGCCCGTTACGCAGGACGGAGGTACCGTCACCGGTCAGAGACGCATCGCGCAGGTCAGAGCGCTTCAGCAAAGACGACGCCCACGCCGGCAGCACGATCCACCGCCCGGTTTCGGGGATATTCTGCTCGTCAAGCACCTGACCCATCAGGATCAGATAATCAACGACGTTCGTGCGCGTGATGGTAACAGGCGTACCAGCAGTACCGAGGTTGATGTTCTGGGAGATTTTCCCGGCGCCGGTACCACGGTTGCGCGCCGTCGCGGCCCCAACGAGGTGCGTCAGAACGTCCGTGTCAATGACGATTTTCATTTGCTCAGAAGCGTCAGCCGACCACTGGTTCATAAGGTCAATGTCGGTCTGAATCTTCATCACGTCGTCAAGATGCAGATTGAAGTATTTGCCCTGGTCAATGAGCATTTCAAGGGATGACGCAGAGGGGCGGTCAACCACCAATTCCTGATTCGATTCATAATTGCGAATCGTGATCGTCGGGCGCTGGCGCATGATGATTTTATCACCATGGTTCTTGATCTCGCCTTCATAATCGGTGTTCGAGATGGCGGCGAGAACCGTCGCCTCATAGAACTTCTCGATCATCTTGGTAGACCAGATTTCAGGAATGAAACTGGTCGTGTAGGCGGGGTTCGGGTTGGAGCCGCTAAACGGCGTTGCTGCGATAGGGTAAGACATCTCTGCCTCTCAATCGAGCCACAAGCCGTTCAGCGGCGTGGGCTCATGGGTTATGGGGAGTTTGCCGTCCGTCCTTCCTTCTGCGCTGCGGCGATGTCGCGTTCGATTCGGGCCTTTTCTTCATCCCGGTTTCGATACGCGCCTCTGGCTACTGCGCGGTAGAAGTCTTGGATTTCAGACACTTTCCAGACTTTCGGCCCAGGCTGCGCCGGATCAGGCGTTTGCGAGGGCGTCGGCCTCCCAGGGGCAGCGAAGTCTTCGAGCTTTGGCCCGCTGGCTGGCTGTTGGGCGGTAGCCGCAGGCTCCGTGCCAACAACCGGCGCTGGTGTCGCCGCCGTTGTACCCCGCGACCCCCCTGCGCCTTGCTGGTCCAAGTACGCAGTGAAGATGCGCGCTGTGAGGTCATCATTATGTGCCTGCACTGCGGCTGTCAAGCCATTTCGGCGCGGCACTGCATAAAGCGGGTCAACCTCGTCCAGCCATTCCGTAAACCCGGCGCTGGAATCGATTTCCAACCAATTCGGAATACGCGCGGTGAGCCGGTCTTTGAACCGCTCAAACTCGGTCTTGGCGACTTCCTGGCGGGTCGCACCAACGTCGTGCGTTACCGACTCAATCCGCGACAAGAGGCGCTTTTCCGCCTCGGCCAGCATGCTCGCCACCTTCGGCATGATGAGCCGTTCGGCTATCTCAAACAGGTCTTTGCCGTAGGTATCGAGTTCATCCTGCGACGGCGGCGTGTATTCCGGTGTTTCGTCGCGCCTGGATGCCTCAAGCTGCGTCTGCAAATCTTGAAGCCTTGTTTCGAGCGCCTGTCGGCTCTCACGCTCGCGTGGGAGTTCCGCCTCATAGCGCCCGCGCCAAGTGCGGATTTCCTGCTCCATCTTCCTGATCTGCGTGCGCAACTCGTCGGCTTCAGATGCCATTGAAGCAGGTGGTGGAGCAGGCGGTGGAGCATCAACGGGGGGTGCTGCCTGTGAAGGCGCGGGCTGCGTCCCTGCACCCCCCGCTTCTGTCGGAGACGGCGCTTGCACTGACGCCTCCGAGCCCGCCCCTTCGCTACCCCCTTGCGCGGGGGCGGGAGCCTGCGGGTTTCCAAGAGCGCGGATCATATCGTCGGCTTGCGCCGCACGCGCTCGGATGGCTTCTGGAACATTGGTAGCGAGTGCTTCGCTCATAGGTTGACTCCTGTGTGTTCTCGGCGGCGGGTGGTTTCGGCTGTGCGGCGGTTGAAATCGTCAACCGCCTTCTCTGCGCCTTGGATGCGGTCGCGCACGCCGCGAATGGTAGCAAGCGCGCCTTGCTGGTACCAAACCCGGTTGTCAACTTCCCCGAGAAGCCTTTTGAAAACAACTTCTTCTTCGATTTTAAGCGCGTCAATCAGCGCCTCGACGGCTGCTGAGTGCGCCCGGCGAAGCGAGAGAATCGCAGTCTCAAGCGCCACCGGGTTTGTCTGTTGTGAGGGGGTCATGCTGGACTCACATAGCCTTCGGAGTCCGGTTGCGCACCTTCGGCACCGCGGCACCGGTCGTCATAACGCCCCCCATAGGTGTTGACATGCCAGAACCGCCGCCCTTAGCGATGCCGGGCAGCTTGCCCTTCGACACCACTTTGGATTTCTTATTCGAGGCGCCCATGGCGCCCTTACCAGTCATACCCTTCATATCCATGCCCCTTTCAAAGGTTACTTCGGTTTACGAGACACAAGTTTGCTTGGGTTTTTCGACGCACCCACAAGGCCGCCAATCCCTGCACCAATCGAGCCAGGGGCGGGTTTGGGCGGGCGCCCGACGCCACCAATAGCTCTACCGAGCCCGCCGCTGGCGGGGACGCCGCCCATACCCTTCTTAGGTCCGTAGGATTTCATAAAAACCTCACTGCGGGGCTGGGGTTTGCAGGTTTACGCGAGGCCCCTGAATCTCGCGTGGACCTGTTTCTTCACCACCTGTCTGCCCGCCCTGCGCTTGCGCAGCGGCGTCTTGGGTGGATGAGCCGGGTTGGCCTTGCGCGCCCTGTGCCTGGACCATGGCGGCCATCTGAGCCTGTTTCTCGCGCGCAAGCAAGTCTTCGTCGCTCGGCACGATCATCTGACCATCAAGCCCAAGGCCCTCGGCAACTGCGCGCAGCAGCGCGCCGCGCCCGCGCATACCGACAATCTGTGAATCGAGCGGGTTGGCCGTGGCTTGGAGAAGCTCAAGCTGGCGCTGGCGCTCCGTCTCGCGCTGGATGGCGACCGTGACACCCTTAACCACGATTCTCTCGTCACCGCGGAGTCGGCCGGTCTGGTCCGTGAGCATGATGATGTCGTAGAGGTACTGAAGCAGCGGCTCAAAGATGTCAGTGTCAATGTTACTCGCCACCGTTTGCAGCATCTTACTCGCGTTGCCCATGAGCATCGCAAGTCCCGAGGCGGTGCGGCCGGCGCCACCCATGCGCTCAGAGCCAGTGACGTAACGCGGAATGGCGCTCGTCTCATCAGCGATCTGCGTGAATTTCTCATAGACCCCAAGCAAGTTCTGCGCGTTCGATTGCGGCTGGAAGAACGTCACCGGGACGGAGTTCACAGGCGACCCAGGGCGGTTTGCAAAGCGCCATACCCGCCACGGCCACAACTGCGTCGTGTCTTCCCCCGCTGAAATCATATCCTCGTTAATGGCGACCTGCGGGCCAGACGCCATGCTCATATTGTTCACGAGCGCGCGAAGGGAGGCGTTGCACACATCCTGAATATCCCCAAGCACATCAGGGAGCGCATTACCCACCATCGTCCCAGGGACTTTGTTGTAACTCGTGATATAGACAGGCGGGCGCTCGCGCGGTGACGGCGACATCACCACTTTGATGACGTAGCGCCCGATCATATAAAGCTGCACGGAGTAATCCAGGGCTTCGTCAGGTACGTCCTTTGCCGACATACCAAACTGCCGCAGTAGCCGCCCTTGCACAGACCCGTAATAGGTCAAGCAATCATACATGCCGCTCTCGTTCAAGTTCGGGTCTTCCCGACTCTCCTGCTCTGCCCGAGTCGAATCAGCAGAATCAGGTGATTCCGTATACCCGTTGGGGTACTCAGTCAGGATAGCCCTGAGGTTGTCGCCATTGAACCCTGGCACCCCGATAAGCCCGTTCAATTCCATGCGCGCTTTGCGCTCGCGGTGGATGAACTCCGCGCTTTCAACGGACGACGCACCGGGCGTCCACCACAAATCGAACGGCGAGCCGCGCTTCCAGAACATGCGTGCAGTGTTCGTCTTGACGAGTTTCGCCTTACCGTCAGGGCCGCGCTCCCATTTGATCGAAGGGGTCATGTGAACGACAGGGCCGATGATGCACGCAAACGGAAACATCGAAAGGTCCATGAGGAACTCAGAAAGCGCCTTATAGAACCCACCTTCAACGAGAAGGTCATCAAGGTGCGACTGCGCCTGCTTGGCTTCCTCATGCGCTTTCTTGCGCAATGCCTGCTCAAGTGCCTGCTCAAGCGTTGCGCGCCGGGCGACCATTTCTTCTTCAGATGGCTGAGTAAGTGGCGCCCCTGTTTCCACATCAGGAAGGCCAGATTGTACCGCCATAGAGGCCGCGGCGACTTCGGCCGCCACAAGCTCATCAACCTTCGCCCGCGCGTCATCCGGTACCGTGGGCTCTGGTGTGGGCTCCACCGCCCATGGTCGCTCGCCTGACCCGAGATAGATGTCCCTCAAAAGCGCAGTGGCACCGCGGCACTTGGCAGCAACGATGCGGGCGTAGACCTCAGACCCACCAAACGCCCTGATCTTCGCCAGTTTATCAGGCTCGTACTCCCCGTTGAACATGCGCAGCGCTTCGAGCATGCGCGTTGTCCACCCCTGGCCACCATCCCTGTGTCGGCGCATAATATCGAACTGCCGGCGCACATGGGTCGCCAGTTCCTCGTAGGCTGGCTGAAGACGGGCCTCCCGCGCTGCTCTCGCTCGGGCCTCTTTCTCTTGCTCCATGGCGGCAAGCTGGCCTGGGGATACGACTCTCACGAGTCCGGCTTGCTGCGGTACGAATGGCTGGCCTAGCGCCCCTGGGGGTGGTGAAGGCGGCATGGGGGATTGCGGCATCGTCGCTGAAGGTACGGGGGACATCACACCGCTCATTGAATCATCACCCTCATGGTTGTTGCCTTCCTACAGGAAAGCAGCCAAATTGCGCAAGGATGGCGCTAAACCTGCGATAGCACCCCCACATGAGGAACATAATGGCACACAACCCCTCTGAACAGCAAGTTGGATTTCTGGACGCTAGTTATGCCGCCTTGGCGCGAGAACTGGCCCAAGACATCCGCCCGATCCTCGACGTCCTCAAGGATTACGGCTTCACGGATACCGACGACCCACGTTGGGCGTTCCTTCAGCGGAGCAACGACTTCAAGCGCATGATGGCTGAAGCCACGAAGGAGTGGAACGCGGCGGACTCCACCAAGCGCAGAGTCCAGCAAAAGGCCCTGGCAAGCCTAGAAATGTCCCTCCCCAATATCCACCACCTTATCAACAGCCCCACCACCGCCGCCACAGCGCGCATTGACGGCGCTCGTCTCCTTCAGAACCTTGCGGGCATGGCCGGGCCGGTCAACGCCAATATAGGCGACGGCGGGGGTGGGGTGTCCATCAACATCAACTTCGGCGGGAACAGCCTGAAGGCCACCCTTCAGCCCAAGCAGATCATCGAGGGCGATGTGTTGGAGGCCGAGGATGAGTAAGCCAAAAGAGAGCATCGTCGGCAACGCCATAACCTACAACGCCCCGCCCACCATCTCTGAGTTCATGTCATCTGAGGCTTTCGTGCGCTTCATCCTGGGACCGGTGGGCTCTGGTAAGACGACGGGTGTGTTGTTCGAGAGCCTGCGCCGCGCATGCGAGCAGCAACCGGGACCGGACGGCATCAGGCGTACACGCGCGGTCATCGTGCGTAACACCCTCGCGCAGATGAAGCAGACCATCCTCAAGGACGTGGAGACGTGGCTTGGTTCGATTGCCTACTTCAAGTCCTCCGAGAACCTCATCCAAATCCGC